GTTCCGTTTCCAGTTCTAACTTCTAAGAAGTGAATCCAAGTTCGCAGAGAAGCATTCATATAAATCCTAGAGACTGTATTACCTTCTGGTAGAATTACTCTAGCAACTTCTTTTGCGATACCTTGCGAAACTGCATATTGATAGTGCATTTTAGCTTTTTCAATAATTTCCAGTTGCATCTGTTTCCAGATCTCAACCAAACTATAAGCATCTTCTTCTAATGCGATAGAATTTTGTCTGTTCTTAGTATCTTGAAGTCGACATTCTCTTAAACAAAATTCCAGATCTTGAGTTGGGTCTGCATATCTTTGGCTATTATGAACCACGATTCCATTCGCAATATAGTTGTGCGACGAATTATTAACTTCTAGATCATAAGTGTCATCAACACCAACATATTCAATGTTAACAATTTCAACCCATTTCGGGATATATGCATTTTGCTTATTAGCCTGTGCTTTTGCAAAAGAAGAAGACATTGAATGCCAACCAGGATAATTTTCCTTTTTATGATGTTCTACATGACACTTTCGACACAACAGTTCCCAATTATCAACATCATTAGTTTTTGATGGATCTACAGATACTGGTATTTTGTGGTGGATATTCAATTGTTCAGAAGATTCACATCTTTCACACTTGAAATTCTTTTCTCTCCTAAAAGTTAAAGCTCTAACATTATCTAATGGTGGACGTTTTGATGAGCCTCCTCCTCTCCACAAATTACTATCGCTTCCTTTTTTAGCAGAATTTCTGTGTTTATTACGAACCTCTTCCGATTTCTCGGGTAATTTATAACCAAATTTACCCTTATTCCACACAGGACATATCACATTGACTTCTTTTTTGGTGTATTGTAATTTGTGTACGCTTAACCATTTTCTAAGTGTGTTATAGTTAACTCCATACGTGTTCACAATATATTGAAGACCACCACCCTCAAATATTGATTCATTTTTCTTTTCTTGTAGCCAATTCTTATCTCGATAATTCAATGTACCATTAACAGCAATCACACCAACAGATGACATTGTATAGGTGTCTTTTGTTTTCGATAATCCAACAATTTCTTCTAGTGGAAGGAATCCATCTTGTGTTAAGAATTTATGTTCTTTAGTTGTTTTAATCTTCTTACCATCACTTAAAGTAATCTCGAATAATTCTTTTCTACCAGTATAGTAAATATCTTTAATATTGAATGTAGTGAATTGTTTGGTAGTTTCATCGTATCCTTTAATCATCATACGACTGATTCTACCTTTCATCGGAATCCTTTGCCCGTCTGAAACCGGAGCAGCACCATTAGTCCATTTATCGTATAATTCTTTAATGGTGTGTTTAGATGTTGGAATATATGAACCATTATTTATTGATTTTGGTACGGCGAAGTATATCTCAGTGTCACCCGACAAACAAAATTCCTGGAATGCTGATGTACGATGACGCAGAATCTGTCTCACAATATCACGTGTAGAAGTGATCTCTAAACAAACATTTGCCATCTCAAATGGCGACCAATGTTTATTCTTAATGAGATAATTTAATAATTTTTCAGAAGTTTCTGTGTTGTTTTGATTCGAAGGATTAGAAACTCTTGCACAAAAAGAGATAAGATTAGTCAAGGTATTAGTCTCTTCTGGATCAAGAAGATTGAGAAATTCTGGTCCAGGTTGTGAATACGAAACTAATCTAACATTCACGATCTCATCATATGTTTTATACATTTTTCTTTCCACCAAAATAAGGATTCGCTAAACCATCTTGAATTAATTTTAAATTGTATGATTGATTCGCTTGAAATTCTCTATCAGATTCATACACATAAGCCAACACCCTACCATACTTATCATCTTTATCTAACTCAGTTTTAATAGTAACAGTTCTATTTTCTAGAAAATTCTTCGCTCTTGCTGTTGCCCTAGAAGCTAAATCACGTTCTAACAAAATCTTAGAATTTTTTTCTGGGGTGTCAACACCAGCCAATCTAACCATCTTTCTAACAGAAACTCCGAATCCCAAATCAATTGTAGATTCAAAAGTGTCACCGTCAATTACTCTATCAATTTTTGCTTTATATGTATACATATTCTATACTTTCCTCCACACATTATATCTAAATTTTGCTTCCAAACCTGAATATACAGAATCAGATAATTCTTTATCTATATCAATTCCAGAAATAACCATATCATTAACATCTTTGTGTGTATTTGACTTTTTCCAGATTACAATCTTACAACCAGAATCTATCACATTCTCCATATTCTGAATAATTTGTTTATTAGAAGGTTCATTATCAAAAACAAATATAGCTTCCGGAAAGTCTTTTATTAATTTAGATAATTCGGAGCCAGCAGTAGCCAAACCATTTTTAACGAATAGTGAATCAATCGGTCCTTCAAACACCCAGATTGGTGTATTCTTATTTAGTCTCTCTAAACCATAGATCTTAGGATTTTCTTCTTTAGTTTTAATTGTGATATATCTTGCGTTACTATCTTCAAGAGCACGACCTTGGACTGCAATCAACACTCCTTTCTGATCGTAGAATGGAATTACAATTCTTGGATCTTTCGATTTCAGATTCCCGGATTTATCTTCATTAATAGATTTAATGTATTTTTTGAAATCTGAGGTGAAGAATAATTTATTCCAATGTTCGAATGGAATAAGTCTAGATCTGATATATTCTTTTGCATAATGACCATCAGGTAAATCCAGAATAGACTCTAATCCGATATTATAATCAATTACTTTCTTTTGAAATCGATTCTTAGCAGTGGAAGATACTAAGATCGGTTTTTTGTAATTGTGATTCGGATGATTATCACCGGATTTAAATCTTTCAAAGACATACTCTTTATGTAAAATAGGATCTAGAAATTGTAAGAAATTAGAGAACGTCGTACCCTTCATACAATTATGACATTTAAAGAATAAGTCGTTGTGTTTCCTATACACATAACCTCGAGATTTAGATTCTCGCTTCTTTGAATCACCACAGTAAGGACACTTGAAGTTCCATAGTACATCGGTTTTCTTTTTGAAGAAATCCAATTTTGTTGAAACTAAGGATAAGTATTTCGAATCTACAAGTACGCTCATATAATAATTATACTACTTCTCACATAGATAGCCAACTCTTTTATTTTATCTCTTTAGAAATAAAGGACTTGACTATCTTGACTTTCCACGCTATACTAGGTATGTAGCCGTTTTAAGTAATAGATATAACTACTTCTTATAGAATATATGGTTACCAATGACACCTACTCTTTTACATTTCCAGTTAGGTTTGATCTTTTTCTCATGGAAGAATATTGAACCATGAGTTGGATCTTTCGTCTCATTAGCTAATATTTTCTTGGATAATATATAACAATCATTCCATTTCTCTGTCTCTCTAACAGAATATCCTTTACCATACCAAGAGAATTGTTTTCTCTGAGAAACAATATCACAAGGTGTCTTCCCATAACCTAGATTAATTCTATTCAATATCACATGACCGACTGCAATCTTTCCTCGAATCGATTCGCCTCTAGCTTCATGATATAATGCTTCGGTCATACAATTTATATTTCTATTAGTTACATCATATCCAAATACAATAGATGATAAACAAATAGAAAACAATAATTTTCCGATCAAAATTTGTCTCCTATAAATATTTCTGTTGGTGGGTAGATCCATTTTAAAAATGATGATAAATATATTTATAGGAGATTTATAAAACATGACATTGAAGCTCGGACAATTAAAGAATTCTGAACAAGCTCTGGTTGCACTTTCGAATTGCACATTACCTATTGCATTGGCATATCGAATTTCGAAAGTATTGAAGGTTATCGCTTCTGAATTAACAGATCTAGAAGAAGCTAGACAGAAGTTAGTTCAAAAGTATGGTGTAGAACAAGACGGTAATGTTGTTGTAACTAATGATAATATTGATGCATTCGTAGAAGAATTCAATCCTCTTCTCTCAGAAGATGTTGAACTACCATTCGAACCATTCTCTATCGAATCTCTACCAGAATCAGTGAGTTTAACTCCTATCCAATTATCTCAATTAAGTTTTTTTATTAAAGAATAATATATAGATTATAACTGCGAACGATGAAGAACCCTATAATACAGGGTTCTTTTTGTTTTTATAAATAATATCGGAGAGATCGATGGCCATACCAACAACTAGAGAAGAATTCGCCGATTATTGTTTAAGAAGACTCGGTTTTCCTGTAATAGAAATTAACGTTGCAGAAGAACAAGTTGATGATAGAATTGATGATGCTATAGAAAAATATTTCGACTATCATTTCGATGGTGTAGAAGAAGATTATCTAATCGTACCAATTACTGATTCGGATGTTGCAAATGGTTTCATTACTCTTGAAGAAAAAGTGTTCTCTGTAATTTCAGTTCTTCCTATTGGCAACGATGTTTCAACTGGTGTTGGTGGTGGCGATCTTTTTAATGCGCAATATCAATTCTATATGAATGATTTCTATAATACTTCGAATATTATAGGTAATAATTTGGCTTATTTAGATTCAATGAAATCGTATCTATCTACTCTTCAAATGACTGTTTCTCCATTGAATTCTTTCAAATTCAATAGAAAAACGAATAGAATTAGATTTAATGAACCTCTATCTTTAATTAAAGAAAAATCTTCTAGTATTGTTTTAAAAATCTACAAGAAATTAGACGTCAATACATTTAATGATATCTGGGCGGACGAATTCCTTAAGGAATATACTACTGCTCTAATTAAAAAACAGTGGGGCGAGAATCTTAAGAAATATGGAAATATGAATCTTCCTGGTGGAATTACATTAAATGGAGAAGCAATTTACTCTGAAGCTGTTACAGATATCGAAAGATTAGAAACAAAATTAACTAGAGATCTGCAACTCCCACTCGATATTTTTATTGGATAAAATATGCCAACTAACAAATATTTCCAAGCAGGAAGAGGAATCGGTTCAAGAGAAGAACAGAATTTATTACAAGTTCTTGTTAATGAATCTATTCAAATTGGTGGGGCTGATTTCGTTTATATACCTAGAAAAATAGTTAAATTAGATCAATTATATCGTGAAGATTATCTTTCTAAATTCACTAGAAATTATACTGTAGAAATGTACATTGAAAATTATGAAGGATTCGAAGGAGATGGTGAATTAATCTCTAAATTCGGGTTTACAGTTGGAGACAGATTAAGATTAGTAGTCTCTAAAGAAAGATTCGAATACGTTGTTGGTTTATCTTATCCAAACGAAGGCGATCTGATCTACTATCCTACTTCTAAAAATCTATTTGAGATTAAATTCGTGAACGATAAGACACCATTAGTTCCACTAGGAACTAGACAATATTTCACTATTTCTTGTGAGAATTACAAATATTCTAACGAAACATTGGATACTGGTACAGAAGCTGATGAAGTTGGAACTAGATACAGAAACGATGGTGCTACCGGTATTGGCGATCCTTTTGCGAAGAACGAACCTATTCAAGAAATATCAGATTCATTTTTAAATTTCGATGAAAATGATCCTTTTGCTGAGAAGAGAGTATAACTATGTTAACTAATTACCCATTTTATTTCTCATCTATAAGAAATCTTACAGCAGCATTCGGATCTATGTTTAATAACATTAAGATACAGAGAATCGATAATTCTGGAAACATAGAGAGTATTATCAGAGTTCCTATTTCTTATGGTCCTGCAGACAAGACTATTCTTATGTTACAACAACAATCGCAGAATAGAGCAACAGGAGAAATAGAAGTTAAGATTGTTCTTCCAAGAATATCTTTCTCTCTAACATCTATGTCTTATGATACTGCAAGGAAAGTTCCATCAGTTAACAAGACAGTTGTTAATTCTAATATCTTATCTTTTAACGCAGCAACTGCAGTTAATACTACTAATAGTACAATCAATATTCAAAATCATAATCTTAGAACAGGCCAGGGAATTAAATACACAAAAGGTTCTGGCAATCTAATTGGTGGTTTAACGAATGGATTAATTTATTACTGTAATGTTGTCAATAAAAATTCTTTTAAATTAGCGCAAACTAAAACAGCAGCTGAAGCTGGGAATACCATTACACTCACTTCCGTCGGTTCGGGAACTTCAACTTTCACAACTTCATATTCTGCTAATTTCAATCCAGTTCCTTATAATTTCGAATTTACACTATCTATATTCGTAAAATATATAGATGATGGATTGCAGATTATTGAACAAATTCTACCTTACTTTACTCCATTTTACACAATCACAATTAATGATCTTGCTGTACCTGATCTGAAAAGAGATGTGACTATCAATTTAACATCTGTTACACAACAAGATGTTTATGAAGGTTTAGTAGAAGAAGATAGAACAATTGAATGGGATCTAACATTTGTTGCATCAGCATGGATCTATCCACCAGTAAGAGATACATCGGTAATTAAGATAGCAGAAACTAATTTCTTTGAATTAGATGCAGATCAAAAATTAGTTACAACAAGAGTAGAAGTTAATCCATCTACTGCAAATAGAGACGATAATTACACAATAGATACTACAATAACAGAATACTAAATAAATTCTAAGGAATACAAATGTCAGCAGGATATGTAAATCTAATAATAGAATCTGGGGCAACATTCTCAACAACTATGAATATCGACGATGATACAGGCGCAAATTTCAATTTGACTGGTTATACGGCGGCTTGTAAGATAAGAAAATCGTATTATTCGGATTTTAATGTATATACACTAACTGTATCTATTGATTCACCAGCAACAGATGGTAATATAACAATATCAGCAACAGCAAATCAAACTGCAACTTTCAAACCAGGTAGATACGTTTATGATGTAGAGTTAACATCTGTGTCTTCTGTAACAAGAATATTAGAAGGAATCGTTGAAGTAAGACCAAATGCAACGAGGTAAATATGTCAGATATTAAGGTTTTAAGAGTTTCAACATCAGGTATACAAGGACCGCAAGGATTTACAGGTGCCACAGGGGTTGGAACTGGATCAGGATTTACAGGTGCTACTGGTTCACAAGGTATTCAAGGATTTACAGGTGCCACAGGGGTTGGAACTGGATCAGGATTTACAGGTGCTACTGGTTCTCAAGGTTCTCAAGGTACTCAAGGATTCACAGGTGCAACAGGAACTGGTTCTCAAGGTATTCAGGGTTTCATAGGTGCAACAGGAACTGGTTCTCAAGGTATTCAGGGTTTCATAGGTGCAACAGGAACTGGATCTATTGGTGCTACTGGATCACAAGGTATTCAGGGTTTCATAGGTGCAACAGGAACAGGAACGGGATCTGGTTCTATTGGTGCCACAGGATTAACTGGTGCTACTGGATCACAAGGTATTCAGGGTTTCATAGGTGCAACAGGAACAGGAACGGGATCTGGTTCTATTGGTGCCACAGGATTAACTGGTGCTACTGGTACTCAAGGTATCCAAGGATTAACTGGTGCTACTGGTACTCAAGGTACTCAAGGTACTCAAGGATTCACAGGTGCAACAGGAACTGGTTCTCAAGGTACTCAAGGATTAACTGGTGCAACAGGAACTGGATCTATTGGTGCTACTGGATCACAAGGTATTCAGGGTTTCATAGGTGCCACTGGTACTCAAGGATTAACTGGTGCTACTGGTTCTCAAGGTACTCAAGGATTAACTGGTGCTACTGGATCACAAGGTATTCAGGGTTTCATAGGTGCCACTGGTACTCAAGGATTAACTGGTGCTACTGGTACTCAAGGTACTCAAGGATTAACTGGTGCTACTGGAACTGGATTTGATGGAGCGACGGGATTAACTGGTGCTACAGGAACAGGATCTATTGGTGCTACTGGATCACAAGGTATTCAAGGATTTACAGGCGCCACTGGATCAGGAAATGGATCAGGATCTATTGGTGCCACAGGATTAACTGGTGCTACAGGATCACAAGGATTTATCGGTGCAACAGGATCTGGGTCAGGATCTTTGCTATTCGATTCTTCTTCTACAACTGAAGCTAATGGTGCTGCGATCCAAAGAGTATTCAAAAAAACTGTAACATCTACTCAATTATTTAAACTTGCCGAATACGAAGACACTGAAGGTGATATTGCAGTCGACATTCAAATCAGTAGCGAGACGGCAGCGCATAGTGGAACATCATATTATAGGCTACAAACTGGTTCAGATTCTTTTACTGGAAGTAGTTTTTATAGATTAACTCCTTTATCTATGGGTCGTGGACATGGAGATGGAGCCGACAATGGATCGAACAGTTCTTATTATCCTGTGGTTTATCAATTATCTTCAACTAAATATGGCATCGGCGTTTATAATCCCAGCGGAAACACGAAAACATTATTAGTGACTGTTACTGAAACTAAAAGAGGAATGACTTATACTGATAGGAGTTCTACCTCTTCAACTTCTGGATCTATAGGATTAGTTTACAGTGACATTAGACTTTTAGTTCAAAGTAGAATTGGTGTTGCAACAAATAGTCCTCAAGATGTATTACACATTACTGGAGACAGTGAAGGACTCATGGTTTCGTCACCAGACGGAAGCACTTTGAGAGGTATAATGCGAAGTGTGAGTAGTAATACACAACTTGCGTTCGGGACCACTACCAGCCATCCTATTTCGATTCGTACAAATAATGGTGAAAAAGTTCGTATAGCAAACGATGGTAAAGTGGGTGTTGGTACCAGTGATCCTTCTAGATTACTGCATATTGAAGGTGGTGTAGACACTCAAATGTATTTAAGTTCTATTTCTCCAAGTATTCGTTTTGGTAATAATTCGTCTCTAGCTTCCAGCACCATGTTTGGACTATTGGCTCTGAGCACAGCTAACTACGACTTCGGTCCTGTTAATCGTGGAACATTTCAGATGTCTACATTTGGCGACCTCCGAGGCGATATCTTTATCAACAGCAATTATAGTGGTTCTGGTACCAAGAACGTAATTTTACAGCCCACCGCTGGCAACGTTGGAATTGGAACAACTTCTCCTGGTTCTCAATTAACACTCTCACTAGACTCTGCAACTAAACCTACTACAAACACCTGGACCATCGCATCTGATTCTAGGATTAAGACAGTCAAGGGAGAATACTCTAAAGGACTTGCTGAGATTTGTCAGATTCGACCAATTATATATGAATACAATGGCAAAGGTGGATTTGTTGCGGATGGTAAAGAGGGTATCTCTATCATCGCACAAGAATTAATGGAAATATTTCCTGAATGTATTGGTGTGTTTAAGGGTAAATTAGATGAAAATGGTGAAGAAATCGATCTTTATAATTATAATGGACATGCCATTACATTTGCTCTTATTAATGCAATTAAAGAGTTGAAAGCTAATTTCGATCAATTGAAAAATAATAACACGTAATAACTTATGTGATAGTTATAAATAGTTGTAGATATTTACTAGTCGCTCCTAGTAGATGGTTAGGGGATTGATGATTTGCTAGAATTAACAATCCCTGCATATCTTATTCAATCAAAATTAATTTTTGACATAGATAAGATGATATATTATAATTAAATTAGGAGTTATAATGAGTCAAAAGTTTAGATTTCATATCTTACCACCACCACACGTTTCAACTAACGCTGAATACACAGCTTGTGCGTACGGAAATAAAGTTCGTAAATTCGGAAAAATGATGGTACCTCGTGGACACGAAGTTATCCATTATGGTCACGAAGATTCTGATCTTATTTGTACGGAACATGTTACAGTAGTAACTAATGAAGACTTTAAGAAATCTTATGGCGATTTTGATTGGCGTAAGAATTTCTTCAAATTCGACATGAACGATCATGCATACCAGACATTCTATAAGAATGCTATCAAAGAAATCGAAAAGAGGAAGAGACCGAACGATTTCATTCTACCTTTCTGGGGCTGGGGAAATAAACCAGTATGTGACGCACACTCTGATCTGATTGTTGTTGAACCTGGTATTGGTTATGCTACTGGACAATTCTCTCCATGGCGAATCTACGAATCATATGCCATCAGATCTGCAGTTGGTGGACATGAAGCGGTAGGTCAGTGTAAAGAATCATGGTATCATGCTGTGATTCCTAATTATTTCGATCCAGATGAATTTGAATTCTCGAAAGAGAAAGAAGATTATATGCTATTCATGGGTAGAATCTATCCTGGAAAGGGTATTGATGTTGCCTATCAAGTCTGTGAAAAACTTGGATTGAAATTGAAAATTGCTGGTCAAGGATCTCTTGAAGAACATGGTTACAAAGAGATTCCAGGTCAGATCGAAGTTATTGGATATCTGAATGCAGAAGATAGAAAGAGAGTACTCTCTAAGGCGAAAGGATTTTGGTTACCTTCCATGTTTAATGAACCTTTCGGAGGAGCATCTATAGAAGCACTGTTCGCTGGATGTCCTATCATTACAACTGATTGGGGTTCTCATGCTGAGAATAACTTACATGGTGTAACTGGTTTCCGTTGTCGTACGTTTTCAGAATTTCTTTGGGCAGCTAAGAATATCGACAAGATTAATCCTCAAGATTGCAGAGATTGGGCAATGGCTAATTTCTCTCTAGATCGTGTTGCTAAAATGTATGAACATTATTTCACCATGGTTCATAACGTATATACTGGAAAGGGATGGTATGCTGAAGATGCTCATGAAGATGAATTAGAATGGTTAAATAGATATTATCCTGCAGGAATTAAGAGAGCGTAATATTATGAGATTTATATCTCATCGTGGTAATCTATCAGGACCTGATAGATGTTACGAAAATGATCCAGGATATATTGATCATGCGATTTCTATCGGTTATGATGTTGAAATAGATGTTAGAATCTATAATTCAGAAATATATCTTGGCCACGATTATCCTCATCATAAGATTGATAATGATTGGTTATTATCTAGAAAAGATAAATTGTGGATTCACTGTAAAGATACAGTGAGTTTATCATTATTCAATAAATCTTATTCCGATCTAATTTATTTCACACACGATTCTGATATTGCTACATTAACGAGTAATGGAGTTATTTGGGCTTATCCGAGTATAAATATAATTGATAACTCAATTCATGTTCTCCCTGAGTTGAATTTCGACGAATCTAACGCAAATGCACTATTAACTTGTTTTGGAATTTGTTCAGATTATATTACTAAGTATGAGGTGATTCTAAATGAATCTTTTCGTTGAACAATTAGATGACGATCAAAAATATATTATTGCTGAATATCTAGTTGAATCTTCCACTAATCTAAGAGAAGCAGCATGGAATATCGCAATAGGACAGAGTGTAGGTAATCCTAATGTCAGGAACGAATGGGAAACTGATTACCTGTTCGAAAATCATTCTTGTATGATTTTAGGTGATGAAACAACTCTACTTAATGGTACTTCAGGTATCGTAAAGATTGCATTTCCAATAATTAATACTGATTGGGATACTGATGGTATTTCGCATCTATTATGTCAATTAATGGGTGGACATTTAGACATCAATATTATTCAAAGATGTAGATTAGTTCGCCTGCATCTACCAGATTCTGTCACCGGATCTTTTCTTGGTCCGAGATTTGGGTTATCTGGTATCAGAAAATTTACAAACCAATACAATA